CGTTGCTTCCACAAGAGGTGCATTCAGAGGTGGTGAACTAGCAGGCATAGGTATATTGCACAACAGATTAACACAGTATATTGCACAGAATGAACAAGAATCAGTCAACGGTGCACCAGCAGTTACAATGGTAGATATGAAAGAAAAATCCAATGGCAAAAAATAGAGTTGAAGAACAATGGTTATTGGTAGTAAAAGATTTTGCAACCAATTACTGGGACAAAGAATTAGAAGAAGCAAAACAACTTTTTGATCAACCATATCCACACTCAGGAGAAAAAGATTACATCAAACAAACAACGTTTTTAGACAATGCAAAACGTAACAAACTAATGATGTTGAAGTATCTTGCTCAAAGTGTTAGTGGTAACATACATCCACGTGGTGCAAACACAGTGGATGAAAAAGAAGGTGCCGCAAAACTAATAGCACTGGCTGAACAAAGAATTAAAAAAACAAATGAATGAAAAATTTAAGTTTTCCAGTTTTTTTAGATACAATGAACATTGTATCACAGCAGACCACTCCACCATTACACATAGAAATATGTAAATGGTTAGAGGACACTGACAATCATCCACGTAGAATATTACAAGCATTTAGGCATTCAGGCAAATCTTACATATTGGGTGCATACATCTGTTGGAGATTGTTGCGAGATCCAAACTGGACCTGTCTACTAATTTCTGCAAAACGTAATCTTGCATTACGTAATTCATTATTCATTAGATCAATGATTGAATCACACCCGATGCTTCAGCATATGAAAAGTGATTTGTATTCTTGGAAAGCAGAAAACTTCACTGTTGACAGACCTATAATGCAATTGAACCCCAGTGTAACTGTAAGTTCGTTGGGTGCGTCATATACAGGTATGCACAGTCACACAATTATTGCAGATGACTGTGAAACATCTGATAACGTTATCACAGCAGGTCAGCGAGAAAGAATAAGAGAAAGGGTAGCAGAGTTTGGAAAACTATCAAACCAAATTTTAATGGTAGGCACACCTCACTCGGAAGAAACCATATACGATCATTTGAGTGACAAAGGTTACGAAACAAAAAAAATTCCTGTAGTTAGAACGCGAACAGTAAGACAAGAAGACTCAACAGAAACAGAAGAAGAATATCTTGCTTGGCCAGATCACCCACAAGGTATGTTTACATTCAAATGGTTAGAACAACAAAGATTAGAAACTACTGAAGGTGATTTCAATTCACAATATATGTTGATACCACAATCTACATATCAACCATTAGTAGAATTAGAAAAAATAAAATATTACAGTGACGAATTTGAATGGAGCAATATTGCACAACCATTTGGAAATTACATTACTGCTTGTAAGTTAGGAAAAAATAATATCACTCGTGTCGTAGGCAGTTGGGACGTTGCGAGCGGCTTGGAGGGAAGAGATAATTCTGTGCTGTCAATCTGTGCCAGAGATGATGAAGGTAACACATACGTACATGATATAAAAGTTTTGTCAGCGGTAGATGAAAAAGAAAAAGATTTTACCCAACAATGTAGAGAAATTATTTTAACTTGTGCTTATCATAAACTTGGACACGTGATTGTGGAAGAAAACTTTTCTGCAACTTTGGCTTCTGAATTGCGTAGGGTAGCAAGGCAAATGAAAGTAATGGTAAACATAATACCAAAATTTAGAACTTCAAATAAACGTGTCTTTATTGCACAAACACTTGAACCTGTAATTAAAGTGGGTAGATTATTTGTACACAACAGAGTAAAGGACACACCGTTTTTTGATGAACTACAAGCATTTCCAAGACCGAGAGTAAGTGATGACTGTATTGATGCAACTGCTGAAGCAATTAACTATCTTCCAAATATAGCCGTAGATGTTTCCAAAGTGGCTAAAGTTTATAACCCACTCAACAACGCTGGAAGTAGTTTTAAAATTAATTAAACACCGATTCCAGGTAAATAATTGTGACTAACAAGATTATTTATTTCTTTTGTGTATATAACACACGTACACGCAAAAGCGTTACACACGCAAAAGAAATTTAGGAGACAAAGGTAAATGAAAATATATTCAAAAATCGTTTGGGACAAAGATTGGAACGTCCTAGAACAAATTTCATCAGAGTACAACGGACCGGTAGCGGAGATGTGCATTAGACCATCACCCCCTCCCGCTCCACCTCCTCCACCACCACCAGCACCAGCACCTGCCCCGAGTCCAGTTGCACCAGCAACAACGACAAGAAGAAGAACAGGTAGATCAGCGAGTGCGGCAGGCAGAGGTAGAGGTGTTCTAGTATCAAGCAAAACTCCATTGGGTATTGTTGATCAAGAAAAAGTATTAGGTGGAAGAAGAAGTTTATTACAAGCACAAAGACAAGTGGCTCAAAGTGTTATGAGATTACTTGGAGGAGGATATTAATATGTGTATAATGCCAAAAATGCCAGCGATGCCTAGTGCAGACGACATGGCTAGACAACAACTAGAAACACAAAGACAACTACAAGCAGACGCTGATTCAAGAGCGGCTGGACAGTTAGAAGACGAAAGAAAAAATGCCAGAAGAGCACAAATTAGACGTAACAGAAGAAGAAGAGGTAGAGCAAGCCTGATAACAAGAAGAGATGTTGCTGGAGGTTTATTTGGTACTACTGACATGGGTACAGGAGCAAACACAATTTCTCCTATAGGAACAGATCTTACTCAAATCGGCAACTAACAGTATGAAAGATTACATAGCAAAAGCCTTCAAATTGGCTAAAACTGCTAGACAACTGCACGAAGACGAGATATCAGAAGCATACAAATACACTCGTCCAAACAGAGATATCTACAGAGCCGACAACGACAAAACAGATAGAACAAAAATATTTGATTCTACTGCACCAGATTCAGTACAAAATTTAGTTTCAACAATTTTAAATCTTTTAATTCCACAAAACAGTCAATGGGCAACTATTTCTGTGCGTGAAGATATAAAAGAATCAGTTGCATCAGATGTTAAAATGGCCATAGATGTAGCAAACAGAACAGTATTCAAAACAATCAAAGATTCAAACTTTTATGTAGCGGCTTCAGAAGCACTTACAGATTGCGTTATTGCAGGATATGGATGTATAGCAACGTATGAAGATAAAAAAATCAACTTTACAGCAATACCATCATATCAATTATATTTTTTAGATAATGCTAAAGCAGAAATAGACACAGTATTCAGAGAACATTCTTTAACAGGACAATATCTTTTAGAAACATATGGACCAGAAAAATTAGGTGTAGATTTATGTAAACTTTGTACAGAAGATCCATTTAAAAAACACAAAGTTTTAGAAAGTTGTTTTAGATTACCAATGGAAGAAGACTACACATACACAGTACAAGTAGGCAAAGACGGTGAGATAATGGAAAGCAAAAAGATGCCTGTACCAATGTTTACAGTATTTCGTTTCAACAAAACAGTAGGAGATATCCTAGGAGAAAGTCCGATACGGATGGCCCTTCCCCATATACGTGTTTGCAATCAAGCACAAGAATTGTTTATGTCAGCGGCAAGTTTCCTATCATTAGGTGCGTGGCAGGTGTCATCAGACACAGCAGTAAATTTCCAAAATATGAAACTAAAACCAGGTGATGTTATCACAACTGATTCACCTCTGCAACCAGTTCCTTTTCCAGGATCATTAAACGTAACAGAGGCAACGATAGCAGATCACAGAGCACAAATTAGAAAAATGTTGTTCAACGATGCTATATTACCACCACAAGAATCAAAATACCAAACAGCCACAGAAGTACAGATACGTCAAAGCGAATTTTACAGACGTATAGGTCCTGCGGGTTTGAGATTAGAACAAGAATTTTTAAGACAAGTAGTAGGTAATTTGATCAGAAGATTACAGATGAGAGGTGAAATACAAGAGTTTATAATAGATGGTACACAATTTGAATTGATAGTTAACTCTGCAGTTAAAAAAGGTATTGCTATGTCAGAGATCAACAGAGATCTACAACTGTTACAAGTTGTATCACAGTTAGGTCCAGAAGCAACAATCAACGTTGACACACAGAAACTTGCTAGAAAAATTATCAGAGACGGAGACCTATCTCCAGAAGCAGTTAGATCATTGAGAGAAGTTGAGCAAATAAAACAACAGCAACAACAACAAGCACAACAACAAGCAATGATGGCCATGGCTCAACAAGCAATGGCAGAACAGCCAGAAGAACCGCAAACACCTAGTGCATAGTTACAAACGAATAAATACAATGAACGTAAAAAAACAGTACAGAAACTATGAGCAAATCTTTAACACAATTACAGTTAGCATATCGTCAGGTTTTTGAAACACCAAACGGTGAGTTGGTACTCAAAGATTTAGAACGAATAATCAATCAAACTCGTGTTAGTGCTGATGCACCAAATCCATATTCATGTGTTTTACAAATAGGACAACAACAGTTGTTGCGTAGGATTACGAATATGTGTCGTCAACGCAGTTCTGTCGAAAACAATAAGGATACAATATAATGCCAGAAGAAACACAACAACAGGCTCCTGTAGACAATAACAACGAAGGATTATTAGAAAATGCACAGGAACAACCTACTGCAGACACGTCAATTGCAAAAGCATCAGACGTAGCACAAGAAGAAAAAAGACCAGGATGGTTACCAGAAAAATTTAAAA